GCTTCTACAGCAGCTCGTTGTTCAGCAGTGCCTGAGATGGTGGACAATTCAGCCTGACGAGCAGCTTCCTGTGCAGCGTATTGCTGTTGTAAAGGAATAGAGGTTTTTGCTACTTGCTTTTCAGCTGCCGAGACAAACATACCTTCTGGAGTCTCAGTCAAAGCTTGAGCAGCTGTTGGTCTACTTCCGGGAACAATCTCTTGTGCAGACTGCAAAGCCTTAGTTACTTTACCAATATTCTCAGGGCCAATAATCTCAACCAGATAGTCTTTAACAGCCTGAGTGCGTCCAGAGTCTGTCAAACCTTTGAGCCGTTCTAAAGCAGCCCCTGACAGTTTAACACCGCTTTCAAGCAAAGGGCCTATCAAAGCACCTACACCGATCTGCATTGTCTTAGTTGCAAGATAGTCTTCTTCTTTACCAACAACAGGTTGAATAGCGCCTTGTAAAGCACCCGTACCAACGATCCCTGCTCCTCCTGTCATCTTATTGATAGGACTAAGAATAGCTCCGCCTAACAACGGAACATCAATACCTTCACGACCTGTCGCTGCACGAGTGGCTTCGTAAGCTTGCTGCTCTTTGTTAATAATGTTTTGAGTAGCTTCTTTAGAAGTTTTACCTGTCAAATACTGAGACAACAGGTTTGTAGTAGTGGCTAATGGAGTTTGACCTCTAGCAATAAGTTGAGCTGTGCCTAACAAAGGATCAATCACAGCGCCTTTAAGGGCACTGTAACCTTGAGACAACAAAGAAGAATCTGTAGTAGGCCCTGCTTGATTGACTAAACGTGGGTCGTTAGCCATAGTAGGACGACCACGTTGTACCTCTTGTTGAGGTGCTTCATCTAAGAAACGGATACCGCCTCTTGTAGTTGAAGGCTGAGGACTCTCATCGTCTAGAAAACGAATACCCATTTATTACTCCACGACGGCACGACGACCGCCAATAGTGATGATTGTTCCTTTTGGAAGGTTAGCTTTATTGGCTTCTTCCACAGAATTAAAAGATGTATTTGTTGAACCACCTTGGACTTGTATTCCTCGACTTTTTAGATAAGCTTCGTTAGATTGTTTCTGTGTTGACAGTTCTTTTTGGATACGTTCCACTGAGCGTTTAGCGCCTTCAGCACTAGAGAAGTCCAAACGACCAGCAAACTCTTCCCAAGCTCGTTGTGCGTCGCCTTCAGTTTGTGTACCTTTAGCTGCCAACAGATAAGCGTTACGGGCTTTCTTGAGATAAGAATCCACATCAGATACAGCTTGAACTGATGGGGCAGATGGGTTCATAACGGATTTGATGGCAGTAGCTGCACGACCGCCCAAAGAGAACGAATCCTTGTTTGCATCAATAGTCTTAGTTAAAGTGTCACCTTCACCAATCAGGGTATCAAACACTGTGTTCTGACCAATACGTGTAGCTGCTTTGTCGTCCGCAACTTGAGCTTTTTCACTCTTCAAAGCAGCAGCCATTTGAGCCAGCTGCCTACGACCATCTTGCATCATTTGTGCAATCTGTACTTGAGTAGCTCCCCGCTCACGGGCTATTTCGATATTAGCTTGAATTCTTTCACGAGCAAGTTGAAGCTGCATTTCACGTTGGGCTTGTCTTTCCTCAGTACGCCCTGCAATTTGAGACTCGATATTACGGTTATTAAGAGCTGCTTGAGCCAGTTGAAAAGCACCTTGCTGATCCCCTGCCTGAGCCAACGCTTGTGCAGCTTTAGCAAGAGAGGCAGAATCGTTAGGGTTCACACCTTGCAGAACAGAAGTACGCAAGGATTGTAATTGTAGAGCAGGATCAGTGCCCCCCATAGCACCTACCAAGCCACGGCCTATCTGAGCAGCGCCAGCGTAACCCATAGCACGTCCTGCCTCCAGAGGAGACAACTGAGCCATCTTGATACCTTGACTTAAAGCTTCGTTCTGAAGAGCTTGCTGGTATTGTTGTGGGCTTGTAAACAAACCTAAAATAGAATCTTGTGTAGCCATGTTTATTTATTCTCCGTACCAAGTTTCACCAGCACCTAAGATACCCTCAAATGGGTTACCGCCTGAATATATTGTTGATAGGTTACCGTAGTCAATACCTCCGATGCCTAGACCAGAAGGGTTACCAGCAAAACCACCGCCGCCTAAACCACTAAACAGACCGCTGAGGCCAGACGTAGGACTTGCAAGACCACCAAGCAACGTAGCTGCTGTACTTGTCTGCATTTCAGGCAGTACACCAATAACTGAAGCACGTTGAGCGCCTTGGTTGTACAGTTGTCCTTGAGTAGCGCCTGAAGCAGCTTGTAGTCTAGCAATATCTTGAGCCAAAGTCAATGGTTGTTGACCTGCTTGTTCCACAGCACCTTGAGCACCGAAGCCAGCAGTGAATGGAGAGTAAGCCTGACCTGCAAGCTGTTGACCAAACTGAATCTGTTGTTGAGCTGCTTGGTCTGCACCTGCTGCGATCTGACGCTGTTGGTTAGCCAAGGCATTGTAGTAAGCAGCCATCTCAGGGTTAGTAGCAGCTAAACCACCAGCCTCTGTAGCGCCTGTAGCTAGACCACCACGGCCTGTCTGGAATAGGCGGTTACGGATACCTGCTAGCTGTTGTTCTTGTTGAGGGGCCAACAAAGCAGTTTGTTGTTCAACGTAACGCTGACGCACAGCCTCTGGAGACTCACCAAGGTACTGACCTGCCAAGTTTTGTACTTGTTGTCCTTGCATCAAGCCTTGACCTGTCATTCCAGCCAAAGCCTCTTGGTAGCCTGCCGCTAAAGGGGACAAAGAATAATCAGCTTTAAGACCACCAGTAGCAGGGTCGATAGAGTAAGCTGAAGTACCGAATCGAGTGGTAGTACCTACAGGTCTAAATGCAGCCATGTTAGCTGCTGCCTGTCCGCCTGCCAAGGCTTGTTGTTGAGCTGCTTGTACTGCTTTTCGTGAAGCCTCGATTTGAGCCTGTGAAGCACCTATACCCAATAATCCTTGATTTATATTCCCATAAGAAGCCATTCCCTGCGGAGTTCGCATACCTTGTGTTGCAATACCCCCTAAAGCACTACTAATTAAAGGTGTTAAATTACCAGTAGCTAATGAATAAGCCGCACCAATAGGATTTGCAGCTACGCCTTTTAAAGCGTTTCCCGCAAGGTCACCCACACTACCAACCGCATCGCTTAAAGCATCTGTGATACCACTAAAAAGTCCCATGTTATTCTTCCTTTATATATTAGTAGCTACCACAGTCGATGGTATAAGTGCCGCTAAGAGTGCCTGACAAAGCAGCATTAGCAGCATCAGCCTTAGAGTTAACAGCTGTAGCAATAGCTTCAAATTCAGCAGTTACTTCAGTGCCTTTAACAAGTTTAGATGGATTACCTGTAGCCAAGGCGTCTTTAGCTGCAAAATCCGTTGCAATAGTATAATTACTCATATTAGATTGTCCTACCTAATTTACAGAATACGTCCATCTTTTGAACGCTTAACTCAAAACTGTCAATATCCACTTCAATACCAAATTGGAAGACAGTACCACTACCTGAGCCTTGGATACGCTGGTTATCAAAGACAACACCTGCTGTCCATTCAGCTAATCCCCACTCAGCTGTACCATACTCAGATACTGATCTAGAACCCATAACGATGTTTCTAGTCTGGTATGTAGGACTGTAATCAAAGGAATACTTAACGATAACGTCAGCTTGGTTACCACCGATAAGGGTAAAACCTAGTTTCTTCAAGATCTTGATTGCTTGAGCCTGTCCCAAGTCAAACCAGTTAGAGAAGTAAGACATACGATAGGTAGCTGTGCGGTCTAAGTTACCAGTGTAATAACCTACGTAGCTTGTAAAGCCCATAAGGACTTCTTTGTCTCTGTTTGAGAACAGAGCTTTAGGAACTAGATTCCACGTTGTAGCCCTTGCAGCACCGTTGGGAAGAACAGCCCTTGTATCAAAGCAATATGTTCTACCCTTAGTAGGAAATGTAATAAGGTAGAAAGCGTTGTTGTCTGAGTATACAGACTTGATATTAGCCAGAGTTTCAGCATTAAGATCCTCAACTAAGTCATCACGTACGTTAGCACTAATGTCACGGAAAGGAGCACTCTTCTCTTGTATAGTACGTGAAAGACTACGTACACCGCTGTCAGACAAGAAGATAACGTCAGTGCCTGTCAAAGCAACAGAGTCTCTTGCACAGCAACCAATACCAGATACTGTGTCGTGGAGAGCCATAGCAGCAGGATCAGCAGCATCTCTGTACACTAGGATCTGACGACGACCAAAGATATACAAGAAGCCGTTGTGAGCAGCTAAAGCAGTTATCTCGTCTGCACCATTAGGCCATACCTCATTTAAGTCAAGAGTACCTGATGTACCTGTAGACAAGATATGTCCAGCCAGTAGGTCGCTAAACTGTACAACACTTCTAGTTGTAGTATTACCACCACTCCAGATACGTCCAAAGGCACTGATAGCTACGTTGTTTTGTTCAGCTGTACCTAAGTGACCTGTCTTCTCTGACACTCTACGAAAGGTTGTTGTCGATACAGCAGGGTCAAACACTAGGGGGTCATAACCACCTTGGTACATGTACAGGACTCCGTTCAAAGGAGCCATCTGCCAGTTGTTAGACGTGATTGTAGGAGCTACGCCACCACCACCGTATGTCAAGGTAGTCAGTGTACCACCAGAGAGCTTAAACAGCTTGTTGTTACCCGCACAAATAGTGTAGCTAGTTCCTGTGTTGTCGATAACTTCACCAATAGCTTGGATAGGGTTGCTACCTAAGTCAGCATTGGTTGTGTTCTTAGCCAGCCAGCCTTTACGAGCACCGATACGACCAAACTTATCAATAACGCAGTTATGAGCAACCGTGGCAAACCCAGACTCAAGAGTCACAGAACTGTCTTGAGTATTAACCCCTTTAAAGCCCGGGGCTGCAATGGAGGAGCCTACTAGTTGTTCAGCCATTATGGAGCCACCCAGTTCATTTCTTCAGAGTAACGGTTACGTTCAATAGCAACTTCGTTAGCCAAAGCGTTCTTATACAAGGCGTAAGCCTCAGAGGACAGGTTACCACCGTCTTCACCACGTTCAGCGATAGCCTTAGCGTAAGCCAACATAGCTACTAGATGGTCAGGAACCAAGATACGGGTTGTGTCTGAGGACAAGGTAGCTTGAGGGACAACCAAGTTAAAACGTAGGGTATACACACCATCAGGACGCTCAAACAAGTCCACTTGTGTATCACCATTAGCGTCTACACCGTTAAAGTTGTAGTACATAGGGGTGCCAGTGTCAGTGCTTGAAGTAAACAAGAACTGCTGTGTCATCCAGCTTGTAGGAGCATATTGCACCAAGATGTTGCTTGTATCGTTAACTACATCAATGACACGGAAGCGAGTACCTGCACCTGTCAAAGTGTAGTTATAAGCATTAGCCACTGTGTTTACTGTCACAGTAGAGGACAGAACGTTCCACTCGTTAGCGTCCTCAACCTCCCGCTTGGCATCGTTAACCAAGACACCGATCATGGAGGAATAAGGCGTATCATCAACACTGATGACTGTAGGCTCACGTAACCTACGGAGTACGTTATTAACTACGTCTAAATAAGTAGCCATAGATTATAAACCTTCTTTCTTTTCAACTTCAAAGGTGCAGATATAAGACATAGAACTGCCAGCTTCTGAAGTCATGGTAATATAGTCACCAGCTTCTAAGACCATATAAGCCCCACCGTCGAGCTTAAAATAAGTCTTAGAGGTAAGACCATAATCACTCAGGATATAAATATCTGTATTGGCGCTGTGATCATGCCACATTACAGAGATTGTTTTAGTAGACCCTGTACCGTTCAACAAGTACATCAAGTTCCACTTAGCGTAGTAGCCAGTAGGAACTGTGTAGATTGTTGTGGCAGTGGCAGCAGTTAAGTTACCGCCTTGGGTAATTGATCTCATTTAGCTTTCTTAGCCTTGTTCTTAGCTGTACGCTGTCCACGCATGGGCATGTTAGCTTCACTCATG